ATGGCTACAGGAAGATCAAAGAAAGCAAAGAAACTTAATAACATGTTTGACTACTTACATAAAAAAGTAGATGAAGTTGAGAAAGAAAGAAATTATGATAGAAGTTGGGACACAAAGGCACATTTACTAAGGCTTAAAAAACAAAAACTAGCAATGAAAGATAGGATGAAAAATGAATAGGGATTACAATAACGGACAAAGAGACAACGTCGAATACTTTGTTGGAAATGAAGTTGAAAAAACTCCAGCATATGATAAAAAGACACTCTTTGTTGTTGGTGTTAAGTCTTTCCGTGATATACTAAAACTTGCAACTAGAAATGATTGTGATCATGTGTATTTAGGAGCAAATCAAAGTTTTGATTTGACTGGTGAATACGGAACTGAAGAAGAAACAAGTTCATGGGAAGAAATGATAACAGAATGCTTAAGAGCAGGATTATGGGTGACATTGGATTATGATGTAAAGTTCCATAATTGGATTATAGAAAATGGATTCAACGAACATGAGCAGTTTATTAGCATGATTTCAGTAAAACTGCCCTACATAGAACAACTTAATTACAATGCTTGTATTAAGATTGATGATGAAAACTTTAGAGCAACTAATCCAGGTGTTTGGGTTTACTATGCACAAGAGCTTAAAGACAGAAAGAAGTTTACATCATGGGAGGATTATGGCAAAGATCAGCCAATTATACTTGACAGTGAACATTAAAGGTAGTATAATATGTTTGAGAACGTTGAAGATCAAGAACCAGAGCGATACTATGATTGGATGCTTTGGAAAATGAGACAAACTAAGAAGGAAGAGGCAAATATGAAAATAGAAGCAAAAAGAATGATTTGGGTTACATTTCAAAAAGAAGGAATTCACAAATACCCGGCGGCACTAGATGATCCAGCACTTGCAACTGGAGATGAATATGACGTATCGTTCTTAGGCTATCCGCATAGACATATTTTCCATTTTAAGGTAGCTATCTCTGTTACACACAATGATAGAGATATTGAATTCATTCAGTTTAAGAGATGGATGGAGAAACTTTATTCAGAAAAAACACTAGAACTTGATTATAAATCTTGTGAAATGATGGCTGATGATCTTTATCAAAAGATTGCAGACAAATATCCAGGACGTGAAGTACACATTGATGTTTCTGAAGATGGAGAAAATGGTGCTCACATTGAATACCCTAGCTAAAGGAGAAAAAACAATGCAAAAGGGTGAATACTTTGCAAACAATCCGACTATCGTAAAACTTTTTGACGACTTAGAAGAATATAGAAACTTTTGTAGATATGCTTATGCATATGGTTATGATGGTTTTGTTTTTGATGAAAAAGATTTGTATGATGTTAAAAGCAGAGCATGGCAATCTTTTTTAAACTTTAAAAAATACGGTCCAAGAAAGCCAAGAAACCGTTTTCATAAGCCTTGGAAAAAAGGTTTTAAAAACTTTAGGAAAAAATAATGACAATTTATATAGTAGATATTGAAGCAGTTGATACACGTTATACAAAGCAGTGGAAAGAACATCTTCCAAAGCAACTGAAAAAATCTACAAATGTCGAAGTAGTCACTATAAGTGGTGGAGATACTCCACAGGCTACAACGCCAGGTGCTTTTCTTAATTTTGGCGGTACTAATGTTTATAAAAGTAAACAATTGGAACAAATCGGAGAAATGTTTTGTAATGGCGAAGTTAAAAATGGCGACTATTTTTTGTACACTGATGCTTGGAATCCTACAGTTATTCAATTACGTTATATGGCAGAACTATTGGGTGTTAATATTCGCGTTGGTGGGTTGTGGCATGCTGGTAGTTATGACCAACATGACTTCTTAGGAAGATTGATAGGCAATAGGCCTTGGGTGAGACATGCAGAACAATCAATGTTTGGTTGTTATGATGATAACTTTTTTGCTACACAATTTCATATAGATATGTTTGAAAGAGTTTTCAAGAATTTTACAAAAGATCCTGCTTTCAAAGATGAAACAAGAATAAAAAAAGTTGGATGGCCTATGGAATATCTTGAAGGAGATCTTATTTCTTACAAAAACATGCCTAAAAAAAATATAATATTATTTCCGCATAGGATTGCTCCGGAAAAACAACCAGAAATATTTTATGATTTGAAAGAAAGATTACCTAAATATGAATTTATAGTATGCCAAGAAAAGCAACTTACTAAGAATGAATATCATAATCTTTTAGGCGAAGCAAAACTTGTGTTCAGTGCAAACTTACAGGAAACACTTGGTATAAGTTGGTATGAAGGTGTACTTGTAGATACGTTACCATTAGTTCCGGATAGATTAAGTTACGTTGAAATGGCACTGCCTGAATTTAAATATCCAAGTAACCTAACAAAGAATTTTGACACTTATAAAAGAAATTATCAACAACTTACTGACAAAATTGTGGATATGATGGAAAATTATAAAGACTATCAAAGATTCTTAGCCAAACAGAAACTACGATTAAGCACTGGATTTTTCAGTGGTAAAGCATTGTATAGGGAGATTGCAAATGGGTGACGATTTAGATTTTCAAAAAGAGCTTATAAGACAACAACAAGATCCTAGGCATGATCAATCAGCATTTAAGATTGATATTGAGTGTCCTATTACAGGAACAGATTATGTAACAACAGTTACTCCTGAAGATGCCACGTTTTCATACGATTCTATTACTAGTGCATCAGCATCAAACACTATAACAATAGGTTCTGGAGATTATAGTTTTGCAGGTAACGATATAACTTACACAGTAGCAGGTATAGATGATTACGTGCCAGCAAAAGATTTTGTTACACATATTCCTAGTTTAGAAAAAATAAAAGAAATGTGTGAGCAATATCCAGGCTTAAAAAAAGCATACGAACATTTTGTTTTTGCTTATAAGTTGACGCAACAGGATTATGATGGGAAGAAAAAAGCAGGAGAACTAGATGATTAGTTTCTTTAAGGATAGAAAAAGAGTTATCACAGATAGAACTGGAAAAGTTCCCTATCTGATAAGATACTATATATTCCTTAAAGATAGAAAAAAATTTCCTTTCAATATTACTTTACATAAGGTTTTAGTTAGTGATGAGCCTACATTACATGACCATCCTTGGAACTGGGGTGCAATGATACTTAAAGGTGGATATTGGGAACACATTCCTATTATTTCACAAGAAGGTGCGGTAGTAGGATCAACAAGAGTTTGGCGTGGTCCTGGATCAATTAGATTTAGAAAGGCAAAAGATTTACACTGGCTAGAATTAGAAAAAGATAAAGACGGAAATGAAATTCCTTGTTGGAGTTTATTCTTTATGGGAAAGAAAAGAAAAGAATGGGGTTTTGTAGACTTTGTAAAATACGCCGGGTACCGTTGGATTCATAACGAAAAATATCTAAAGGAAAAATCAAATGGTTAAAAAACATTACTACTCTTGGAAAGACATTGAACGAAGTTGTATAAGCATAGTAAACCAAATGTATTCTGATCAGTGGAGACCAGATTACATAGTTGGCATTACAAGAGGTGGCAATATTCCTGCAACAATTATTTCAAACATGACTGGCATACCATGTGAAGCTATTAAAGTAAGTCTTAGAGACGACAGCAAATTAGAAAGCAATACTAGAATGGCTATGGATGCCTTTGGTAAGTTTCAACAAGGACAATCAAGAAACGAAGGCAAAAATATTTTAATAGTGGATGATATAAATGACACTGGAGCAACTTTTAATTGGATTGTAGATGATTGGGAAAGAATTTGTAATCCAGGCGATACAGAGTGGAGAAACGTTTGGTGTGAAAATGTACGTTTTGCAGTATTAACAGATAACTCTGCAAGTGATTTTAAGTTTATGGTAAATTACTCTACACATGAAGTAAACAAAAAAGAAGAAGACATTTGGCTAGTTTACCCTTGGGAAAGGGTAGGCACATATGATTGATGCTCAGTTAATTTTTCCTACCAAAGTTTATAGAACAAAGTTTGAAGATGCACAAGAATTACAAAAAGACATTGTTCCGTTACTTTTAGACAAAGAAAAGAAAGACACATCTCCAGTAAGGTATTCTGCAAATGGGTACACTTCCTATGGTGCTAATACAAATATATTAGACTTACCACAACTAGATAAATTAAAAACGTTCTTAACTGAAACTGTTATTAAATGCCATGATGAAACACGTCTAAATGGTAATCCTAAACTAGAATCAAGCTGGTTTAGTATAATGAGAAAACATACTTATCATGAAGAACATCATCATTTACCTAGTGTGTGGAGTGGTGTATACTATGTTCAAGCAGACCAAACCCATCCTGGGTTAACTTTTGTAAACAGAAATCAAAAGACACATTGGCCAAGAACAGGCGTAAAAGAACTTACAGAATTTAATTCTCCAGAGGTTACATGCTCTGCGGAAACAGGAACGGTAATAATATTTCCTAGCCATGTATTACACAAAGTACATCAACAAAACATAGATAAAGATAGGATAATGGTGAGTTTTAATTATGGAATATAACGAAACACCTTGGAAAGATATATTAATAGATACACGAGACTACACAGTTTACAGAGATAAGTATCCGGTTACAGAAGGACATATTCTTTTTGTGCCAAAAGAGCAAACCTTTGACTCTATTCAAAAATGTTACAAAGCCGCATATGGTTGGGGATATGAATGGGTAGAAAAGGGATATTGTGATGCTTACAACATTGGACAGAATGTAGGTACTGAAGCAGGTCAAACTATTCCGTATCCACATATACATCTCATCCCACGTCGCAAGGGTGATATGGAAGATCCAAAAGGTGGAGTGCGACATGTGATCCCTGAAAAGGGCAAGTATTAGGAAAGGAATATGAATGAAACCAGGTGAAGCTATTATTGAAGCGGCCAAGAAACAAGCAGAAGGAGAAATCGCTGTTCATCTTGCTAACATTAAAGTTTACCAAACGATGCCGGCTGGTATTGGTGAACACGCAGATATTACAGAGGCAGTTATTTCAGAGCTTGATAAATTGGCGGCGGCTGATGATCGTTTAGAAATGCTGAGTAAGTATTTCAGTAATGAGTAGAACGCTTTTTATAGGCGATAGTCATGCACACGGTTATTACCACATGGGTGGAAAGATCCATGCTTGGGAATCAAATAACTATGCAGAACTTTACTCAAAATTACATCAAAAACAAACAGTGATTTACAGTGTCCCAGGAGGCTGTAATCACAAATATCCTGTTTGGATCAGGTCAATGTTTGATAGATATTCTGATATAGATGAGGTATTTGTGCAATCAACTTATTGGAACAGGTTTTTGTTAGCCTGTTCCAGAAACCTAGACGTTGGAGAAGAAACAAAATCAGATTTATTTCTAGATGATGATCAACCCAAAGACGAGATGATAGATCGTTACACTGATGAAAGAGTACAAGATGATTATGTAGAAATGATTGAACAACCACGTAAAGAAAACTACGAAGAATTTAAGGGCTTTGAATTTAATGGCCAGGCAGTTACTAGCAGTTGGAAACAGTTTCACGAAAAGTATTCCTACACCAAACTATGGCATGAACTAGTCACACCTTTGCAATATAAAGATTACTGTCTTGATATGTTTGCAATAGATAAGATGTGTAAAGACTATGGTGTCACTTGGTATCTTTGGTCAATAAACAATAGAGTATTTTTACCACCAAAACTTAATTTTTTTGGTAAAATAGATCCTATAGTTGCACCTATGTCAGCTGAAGGATTTTTAAAAGAACGTTTTGATATTGATATCGAAACAGATCATTATAGATTGGACGGAGAACATTATATCAAAGAAGTTCATTCTAAAATAGCAGACGAGTATTTTGGCTATTTAAAAGGAGCCACTAATGAAACAAATGCTTGACAAAAACCTAAATACATTGTATAATAAACAGAAATGGCAATCCACTGCCTTAACATCGGAGATGAAAATTGAGTAAAAGTGATGAAATTATTAAAAGACTGCAAGATGCCAACATCAGGTATTGGGCAGGAGACAACATCAGTGAAGTTTTAAAAGAAGGTGATAAACAGGATCTTATCGAAGAACTAACACCAAAGTTTGAAGCAGTACTAGACAGTTTGATTATTGATAGACACAATGATCCAAACAGTATGGATACTGGTAGACGTCTAGCAAAGATGTACATAAATGAGATTATGAGTGGTAGGTATGAGCCTATGCCTAATGCAACTGCTTTTCCTAATCATGTTGATGACGGTTATAAAGGAATGTTAGTTGTAAGAAGTGAAATAAAAAGTATGTGTTCACATCATCATCAGCCTGTAAACGGTGTGGCATACATTGGTATTATTGCCGCTTCTACTCTTATTGGGCTTTCAAAATATACACGTATTGCACAATGGTGTGCTAGACGTGGAACACTACAGGAAGAACTTAATAACGTGATTGCAAATGAAATACAAAAATCAACAGGTAGTCCGAATGTAGGAGTTTACTTACAGGCAACACATGGTTGTTGTGAAAATAGAGGTATTGGTGCTCACAGTAGTTTGACACAGACAACTGTATTACGTGGAGCATTTAGTGAAGATCCAGGTACTAAAAAAGAGTTTATGGATAACATTAAATTACAACAAGAATTTGCTTGTAACAAATAGGAGAGATATTATGAACCATTTTTCAGTAAGTATTGTAAAAAGTATTTTTAGATTTGTAGCAGGAGGATTACTTTCTTGGGCTGGCTATATTCTTTGGAGTGCAAATGAATATTCTGATATATTCATTGCAGACAGTGGCTTTTTAATGATGTTAGCAGGCGGAACTTTAATTATTGCAGAAGCATTAGGTATTGTAGAGGAGATAGTGTAATGGTACTAGAAGACGGACCACTAAAATCAGCTTTTGAAAGAGATACCAAGGGTGTAGTAAAACAAGAATTTATTACATACGTTGTAAAGAATAATCAACTTGTAAAAGAATCTGTGGTAAGAAAATTTTCACCAGGTGGTGATTATACAGATAGCATATTTTATGAACCTTTAGTAGAGGTAAACACAAATGAAAAAAAATAGTGTTTTAAAAGACATGTGGATAGCCTTTAGAAAAGATGACAGGCCACATTGGGAAGTAATGGCTGATGATGGTATGAACAAGTTTCTAAAGTTTTGTATTACTTGTGTTTTCTTATTCTTCGGTTATCAGACAGTAATAGCACTTATAGATAGGTTTATTTAATGGAAGAAAAGAAATACTATTACTCTGAAATATTTTACAGTATACAAGGTGAAGGACACTATACTGGTGTGCCGACAGCTTGGATACGTTTCTTCTTATGTAATTTACAATGTAATGGATTTGGACAAATAGATCCTACAAATCCAGATACTTATGAATTGCCATTTGAAGATTTTGACGTAGACTCTGTGAAAAGAGTTGAAGACTTACCTGTATGGGAAAAGGGTTGTGATAGTTCTTATACTTGGGCAAAGAAGTTTAAAAAGCTGATGGGATATGAAACTCCAACTGTACTTGCAAATAAAATTGTAAAAGGTATAACAAATGAAAGCAATCCCGAAGGAAAGTTTTTACATCCTGTAAGTAAGTTTCATCAACATCTTTGCTTTACAGGTGGCGAGCCTTTAATGGTAACAGGACAACAGGCAGTGGTTGGTATATACAACGAACTAAAAAGACAAGATAACTTGCCAGGATCGATGACGTTTGAAACTAACGGAACACAAAAATTAAGAGAGCCATTCTTAGAATGGGCCAAGTCAATTGACACAGAAATATTTTTCAGTTGTAGTCCTAAACTGTTTACTGTATCAGGTGAAAAGCCTGAAAAAGCAATAAAGCCTGAAATTGTTGCAGAATACTTACAAGCATCTACAAAAGGTCAACTTAAATTTGTAGTAGGAAGTAAGCAACGTGAATGGGATGAAATGGAAGAAGCAGTTGAAAAATTTAGAAGTGCTGGAGTTGATTGGCCAGTATGGATTATGCCTACAGGTGCAAGAGAAGAAGAGCAAACGGCAACTGCTGGATCTGTGGCACAAAAAGCATTTCAAAGAGGATATAATGTTGCGGCAAGAGTACATGTTTATCTATTTGGTAATGCAATCGGAACGTAAGAAAGGAAAGATATGAACTGGGAAAAACTAAAACAAACACTTGGTGTTACTCCTAAAATAGTTGAAGAACCCAAGAAACTATCTCCAGAAGAAGAACGTAAGGCAGTGATGGCTAAAGAAAAAGAAGAAGCTACTGCTAAAGGTGAACCTTGGGTAGGTGTATTAGATACTAAGGTAAATCCTGAAAATATTAGAAACGGATTTTTTGAACTTGATTGGAACAATGAATTTGTTGAAAAGCTAATGGATGCAGGATATTCTGGAGAAACTGCTGAAGAAGTTGTAGATGGTTGGTTTAAAACAATAGCTAGACAGATATTGGAAGATGAAGGACTTGACACAGACAGAAATTCAGGGTATATTAATACTAGTAAACTTGATAAAGACAAAAGTGAAGTAAAATGACATATATCTTAGTAGACACGGCAAATACATTTTTTAGAGCAAGACATGTAGTTAGAGGTGACTTGGACACTAAAATTGGAATGGCTTTTCATATTACATTAGGTAGCATAAGAAAAGCATGGCATGACTTTGAAGGTGCCCATGTTGTGTTCTGCTTGGAAGGACGTAGTTGGCGTAAGGACTATTATGAGCCTTACAAAAGAAATAGAAGTGATGCTCGTGCGGCACAGACTGAACAACAACAAGAAGAAGACAAAGTATTCTGGGAAATGTTTGATGAGTGGAAAGACTTTGTTACAAATAAAACAAATTGTAGTGTTCTACATCATCCTCATTTAGAAGCAGATGATCTTATTGCAGGTTGGGTACAAGCACACCCTAATGATAATCATGTCATCATATCAACCGATGGTGACTTTGCACAACTAATTGCACCTAATGTGAAACAATACAATGGTGTAAGCAATACTATCATTACACACGAAGGTTACTTTGACGATAAAAAGAAAACCCCTGTAATAGATAAAAAAACAGGGCAACCTAAACTTGCACCTAATCCTGAGTTTATGTTATTTGAAAAGTGTATGCGAGGCGACACAAGCGATAACGTATTCAGTGCATATCCAGGTGTAAGAACAAAAGGCACAAAAAACAAGGTTGGCTTGATAGAAGCATTTGAAGATAAAGAGTCAAAAGGATTTAATTGGAATAACATGATGTTGCAAAGATGGGTAGATCATGAAGGTAATGAACATAGAGTACTAGATGACTATAAGAGAAATGTAGTATTATGTGATTTATCTGCACAACCTGGCAACATAAGATCTATAATAAATGATGTAATTGAAGATGCAATGGAACCTAAAAAGGTTTCACAGGTAGGATTACACTTAATGAAATTCTGTGCAAAACACGATATGCAGAGAATTGCAGACAATGTTCAACAGTATGCGGAGGCACTTAACGCCAAGTATGCATAAAGGAGGCAAAATGCAAATAAAAGCAAAACCAATACTTAAAAATAAGTTTTGGATCATTGAATCAGGCGGAGAGAGAATTGGTACTCTTTCTAAACAAGAAGATAAAAGATACATGTATAGTTGTGCAACTGGTACAGAATATTTTGCTGATACAAAATCTTTCAATAGTTTTATAGGTGGAGTAAGTTGGGATAAGGCTTCGATTACAGATGGGACAATTTTAAATAAAGAAATACATGGTTTTTCTACTTCTACAACACCTTATAATGTAATGTACAATGTACAAAAGAAATTGCCGTTGTTTACAAAGAGCAAGAAATCAAAAAGTTTATATTGTGCAGGTTACTACATAATAAGATTCGATAAAGGATGGGTTAGAAGTTTTTGTCCTAAATTAGTAACACTAGAAAAATATCCTTTTAAAGGACCTTTTAAAACAGAATTTACAATGAGGCAGGAGTTATCAGATGCAAACAAAAGATCCGATTAACACTATTCCTATCCAACAATTTATCCAGCAAGTAAAGACAGCAGATGCAGGTAATATTAAAGAAATAAAGATTCCAACTGCACAGGCTAAAGCACTAATGTTTTCCTTATCCACAGTAATGGCTAACCAGGCAGGAAGACTAGAACAATTAATAGTAGATAATAAATCTAGTGGCGACGAAACTGTTACAATAAACATGGACGGTGGTAGTAGTTGGAAGTAAAACACTAGTTTAACTTACAAAAAGAGATAAATATATGTGTAGTTAATAAAAGGATTACACATATGAGCAGACCAAAGCCAACAGTAATTTTAGAAAATGTAGACAAGGCAACCTATAAGTGCGAACAGGTGTTAAAAGCTGAAGCAATATGGGCCGTATTTTATCAAGAAGCACCATTTAATCTTAAAACGTCAAATGCAATTACACAATACCCAGGACCGAAATATAAAAAAGTTTCATTTTCAAATCCAGGACATGCACATAATCTAGCAAAGAAATTAAACGAAATGTTTAAAACAAAAGACTTTGCAGTTTTTAAATTGACACAAGGTGAATTGGTGCATGATGAATGAACTGGAAAGAAACATATACTAAAATCTTCCTAAAACAATCTAATATTGCAATAAGTGAAGCAACATTAAAACAATATATGCCTCTCTGGTGGCAAAATACTAGAGATAAATCCGAAGGGGGATTACGACTTACTGATATAGGTTATGACTTTTGCATAGAAAAATTAGACTTGCAATTTTATGAAGTTCCTTTTCCTAGAGATTTGGTAATGACTACCCAAACTATAATATTTTTGGACAAGTTCATCAATTGTCCATACTACCTTACTCCAAGAGGTATACATGTAACGGACGAAAAGAAGTCAATGGAACTGCATCTTTTTTCCGGTGATCTTAGAAAATATGGTTTAATTAAAGCAATCGAACGCCAAAAAAAATAATATTTTGGTAAAAAAGAGGTTGACTTCTGTTCAAGAGATGCTATACTGTATACATAGTTAGAAATTAGGCACTGACAACTAAAAGGAGTACAACATGGCAGATAATATAGCACTAAGAACTGTAAGCCCGAATCAAGCTAAAAATAGCATTCGTAGGGCATTCAAGAAGAAAAGACCAATTTTTATATGGGGACCTCCAGGCATTGGTAAGTCTGAGATTGTTCATCAGATTGGTTCTGAGATCAAAAAATCACTAGTAATAGATATTAGACTATCACTTTGGGAACCTACAGACATTAAAGGTATACCATATTTTGATAGTAATTCAAATACAATGGTATGGGCACCTCCGGCAGAATTGCCAGATGCCGCAACTGCCAAAAAGTATGATACAGTTATTGTATTCATGGATGAGTTAAATTCGGCTCCTCCAGCGGTACAGGCGGCGGCTTATCAGCTTATTCTTAATAGACGTGTTGGTACTTATAAATTACCTGAAAACGTTGTAATTGTTGCCGCAGGTAACAGAGAAGCTGACAAAGGCGTAACTTATAGAATGCCTGCTCCGTTGGCAAACAGATTTGTACACTTAGAACTATCAGTAAATTTTGATGATTGGTTCCAGTGGGCAGTAACTAATGACATCCACGAAGATGTTGTAGGTTATTTGACATTTGCAAAGAAAGACTTGTATGACTTTGATCCTAAAAGTCCAAGTAGATCTTTTGCAACACCTCGTTCTTGGTCATTTGTTTCCGAGTTACTCGAAGACGATGATGACGAGAATACCACTACCGACTTGGTAAGTGGTGCAGTCGGCGAAGGACTTGCCGTAAAGTTCATGGCGCATCGTAAGGTTGCTTCAAAACTTCCTGATCCAATTGACATTTTAAATGGCAAGGTGAAGGAAATTGAGACCAAAGAAATCAGTGCCATGTATTCCTTAACGGTCTCTTTATGCTATGAACTTAAAGAAGCATGTGATAAAAACGATAAAAAGTTCGATACTAAGGTAAACAACTTTTTACGTTTTGCAATGGATAATTTTGACACTGAATTGGTAGTTATGGGTATTAAGTTAGCCCTCACACAATACTCTTTACCAATTGACCCAGATGAGGTTGAGTGTTTTGATGAGTTCCATAATCGCTCC